TCAAGCTAAATCTTACAGATTTACAGAGAACTTTCCAGATTTTTCCGTAGGAAAAGCATTCTTTTTGCCAGACTGTCAAAGTCTTTTGAGACTTTGTAGACCCCCACCCGCAAAAACGCATGCAGGCACATATATATAAAACAGACCCCTTGAAAATTTACAAAAAATACCAAGGTAACTCATCAGGATACTGTTGCATAAATATCACATATATAAATTTTTTTTAATCGGGGGCTTGCATAGTTATAAAAAATAGTGTATAATAGTCTATACAGATTACAGAGAAACAGAACTAACATATTTTAAATATTAACTTTAATAATTAATTTTAATAACAATAACAAAAGGTTAACTATGAGTTTAGAAGAAAGTATGGAAGAACCTATAGAGAACTCTATAGATACACTAGCGACATTAAGTACATTTCTAGATGATCTTGTGTTACAAAAAAGTAAGATGGACTTTATTTCCTTTGTTCGTCTTGTTGCTCCTACAGTTGTGTCCGATTGGAAAATGGGGAGACATATTAAAGTTCTCTCTGACAAACTTCAAAAGGTTCAGGATGGTGAGATCAAAAGGTTAATGGTCTTTTTACCTCCTCGTAGTAGCAAGTCAGTTATTTGTTCCAAGATATTTCCAGCATGGTATATAGGTAATAATCCTCAACATGAGATACTGACGATATCTCATAGTGATCAGCTTGCCTCAGACTTCGGTAGGTCTGTAAGAGATATTGTAAACACAGAACAGTTCCAAGATATTTTTCCCGGTGTTTCATTAAGGAGTGATGTTCGTGCTGCTGGTAAATGGAAAACAAATCTTAATGGTACATACTATGCTGCTGGTGTTCGATCACAGATTGCAGGACGGGGAGCGCATATAGCAATCTTGGACGATGCTATGTCGGAAGAGGACAGCTTTTCAGAAGCTGGTCGCAGGTATATTAAGGAATGGTATCCTGCTGGTTTGCGTACTCGTATTATGCCCGGTGGTTCTATAGTGATTATTAATACAAGATACCATCATGATGATTTATGTGGGTGGCTGTTAAAGCAGGAAGAAGTAATGGATATGGATAGTACATATCCTTGGGAAGTTGTAAAGATACCTGCTTGGGTTGACGAAGAAGCTTCAGAGTTACTTGATTTACCTGTGGGTAGTTCCTACTTTCCTGAATGGAAGCCTGACGAAATATTACGAGTAGATGAAGAAGAAATTATTGCAAGCAATGGTTCAAGATATTGGGAGTCATTGTACATGCAGAATCCTACACCAGAAGAAGGTGGGATTATAAAAAAGAGGTGGGTTGAACGATGGGATTATGGTGACCCGCCATCCTGTGATTTTATTATTCAAACATTTGATACAGCCTTTTCTACAAAGACAACTGCTGACTTCACTGTAATTCAGACATGGGGAATATTTGACATGCCTGAAGAAGATTATGATGGGCGGGAACTTTGGGGAAGTAATCTTATTTTATTAGGTAGTACAAGGGGTAAGTTTGAATATCCTGACTTGAGAAGAATATCTCAAGAACTATATAATGAGTATAGACCTGATGTTTGTATTATTGAAAAGAAAGCAAGTGGTCAATCTTTGATACAGGATTTAAGACGTAGTGGTTTGCCTGTAATGGAGTACACACCAGATAAGGACAAAGTATCTAGAGTATATGCCGCTAGTCCTATGTTAGAAGCTGGACGAGTGTGGCTACCATCAAATAAAAGATGGGCAGACGAATTAATGGAAGAGCTTATTACATTTCCACATGGTCGTCATGATGACCAAGTAGATGCTCTTGTTATGGCTGTACACTATATGAAGGAGTCATGGCGGCTAGGACATCCTGATGATCCAAACTGGGAAGACGATGTAAATCACCGTAAACAAAAACGAATAGGATATTGGAGGACTTAATAAAGTATGTTGAAAGTTGTAATTGAAAAAAGAAAAGATTTTTATTTTCCTTTAGCTGATAAACATTTTTTAGGCGGGGAATATCAAGAACCACATAGAACAAACAGTTTAAGTTTTGTTAATAACTTTGGTGTTGCTATGGATGTTGGCGCACACGTTGGAACATGGGCTGTTGACCTTGTTCAAAAGTTTGATAAGGTAATTTGTTTTGAACCTATTCTTGAACATCGTATTTGTTTAGAAAGAAATCTTGAAAAGTTTTCTAAAGATAAATATGAAATACATAGTTGTGCTTTGGGCAATGAAGAAGGAGTTGTTCAACTATCTTATGCAGATCAAGGAAATAGTGGTACTGCTTCTATTGTAGAGAATGACGGTGGAGATTATGCTGCTCATATTAAAACATTAGATTCCTTTGAGTTTCCACAGATTGATTATTTAAAAGTAGATATTGAAGGATTTGAATTACAGTTCCTGAAAGGTGCAGCAGAAACTATTAAACGTACAAAGCCAGTAATGAATATTGAGATCAAGAATACATGTGAACGCTTTGGAACAACTCCAGAACAAATAATTTCTTTTATTGAGAATGAATTAAATATGGAGTTAGCAGGTACGACTGTAGCTGATTATGTATTTATTTCAAGATAAGGGTTGCATAAAGAGATTTTTCGTGATATAATAATATCATGTGGACATACGAAAAAAATATTAATCATTCTTTAATACGCCCAAAAGAAGAAGATTACGAAAATTGGGAAGCTTATCAAAAAGCTGTAATGGAATATATTTATTTAAAATTTAAGGACACTTATAAAAATGGCAACTGAAAGAAATCCATACGATAAGATACCATCTGCTGAAATTATTCAGATACCAGATCAGGGAGCTAATATTGAAATTGGTGAAACAGTATCCTTTGATATTGAAGAGGATGGTGGTGTTGTTGTCAGTTTTGAAAATGAATTTGAGTATGAAGAAAAAACAGACATTAAAGAATGGTTTGAAAATCTAGCAGAAAAAATAGATGAGCATGATTTAGTTTATATTTCTGAAGGTGTCTATGATAGATATGATGCTGATTTAAATTCAAGGGCAGAATGGGAATCAATGTTTGAACGAGGCTTTGATCTTCTTGGATTAAAGCTTGAAGACACGTCGGAACCTTTTGAGGGTGCCTGTACTGCTGTGCATCCCTTGCTTGTTGAATCTGCTGTTAAGTTTCAATCAAAAGCTATCTCTGAATTATTTCCACCAGCAGGACCAGTAAAGGCACAGGTTCTGGGTACGGGTAACTTTCAAAAGGATCAACAAGCTCAAAGAGTTCAGGAGTTTATGAATTATCAGCTTACAGAGCAGATGCCTGAATACTTTGATGAATTTGAACGGATGTTGTTCCATCTTCCGCTTATTGGTTCCGCATTTAAAAAGGTTTACTATGATGCTTCACTTGAACGTCCTGTTTCTGAATTTGTTCCTATTGATCAGTTTTATGTGTCTTATTACGCAAGTGATTTAAGAAAAGCAGATAGATACACACATATTATTTATCGTAGTCCTCATGATTTAATGAGAGAGATTCGTTCTGGAATGTATTTGGATATTGATCTTCCAGATGCGTATGTTCCAAGTCCAACTCCTATATCATCTAAAATTGATACTGTTATGGGGATGGCTCAAACAGGAGAGAATGATCCACAGTACGTTCTTCTTGAACAGCACTGTTACTTGGAACTTGAAGAAGACCCAGAATATTCTGAAGGTGTTGCTCTTCCTTATATTGTAACAATAGAAGAGCAATCCCGTAAGGTTTTAAGTATTCGTAGAAACTATCGACCTGATGATCCTACAAGAGAAAAGATTATGCACTTTGTGCATTATCGTTTTGTACCGGGCTTTGGTTTCTATGGGTTGGGACTGATCCATTTCCTTGGCAATCTTACAATGACTGCAACTGCAGCTATGAGAGCCTTGGTTGATGCTGGTCAGTTCTCGAACTTACCGGGAGGATTTAAAGCAAAGGGTGTGAGGATTGTTGGTGATAATGATCCGATTGCACCGGGTGAGTTCAAAGAAGTTGAAGCAACTGGTATGGACCTTTCTAAGTCTATTGTTCCTTTGCCATATAAGGAGCCTTCCTCGACTCTATTCCAGATGTTAAACTTTGTTACAGCTACAGGACAGAAGTTTGCTGATAGCACCGAACAGGTTGTATCAGATGCTTCTTCATATGGGCCTGTAGGTACAACGATGGCTCTTCTTGAAGCGTCTAGTAAGTTCTTTAGTGCAATTCACAAAAGACTTCATAAGTCTCAGAAAGATGAGTTCAAGATACTAGCAAAAATAAACTACGACTATTTACCAAATGAATATCCTTTTGATGTACCGGGCATGTCCCAGAAAATTCTCAAAAGAGATTTTGATGGTAGAGTAGATGTTATTCCTGTTAGTGATCCAAACATCCCGTCAAATGCTCACCGGATGATGTTGGCTCAGATGGCACTACAATTAGCCCAGCAATCTCCTCCCGGTATGTTCAACCTTGAAGCATTGAATAGAACAATTCTTGATGCGGCGAATATGCCAAACCTAGATGAAATTCTTCCACCGAAGAAAGAACCTAAACCTCTTGATCCACTATCTGATATTGCGGCGGCTACAAGAGGATTACCAATTGCAGCATTTCCCGGTCAAAATCATGATGCCCATGTTCAAGTAAAGATGGCATTCTTGCAAGACCCAATGAATGGGCAGAACCCTGCTATGCAACGGGTAGTGCCTGTGTTACAATCAAATATTCAAGAACATATGATTATGAAGTATCAAGAACAGATTAATGGTATTGCTCAACAGCTTGTAGGTAATCTACCTCCAGAACAACAACAGATGCCTAATATTATGGAAGTTGCTATGGCTCAAGCTGCTTCACAAGTTCAGAATGCAAACATGGCTATGGGTAAACAACAAAGTCCTGAATCTCAAATGGTTGAACTTGAAAAAGCTAGATTACAAATTGAGCAGCAAAAACTTCAGCTTGATACTATGAAGAATGCTTCAGATGCTTCTCTTAAAAATAGAGAACTTGATATTGAAGAAACAGAAGTTGCACTTAAAGCAATACAAGATGGTCAGCAGCAGTTAATTAAATCTGAAGAAAAAGAAAAAGATAGAATTAATAAACAAGCTATGAAAGCTGTAGATACTCTTGTTGGTGCAGCGACTGAAGAAGCAAAATTACAAAATGCTCAACAACTAAAGGCTATGGACCTTCTTGCAAAACTTTCACAAATATCTGAACAACGAGAAGTCACAGAAAATACTGAAGGACTCAAAGCTTTAATGAAAGTTATTGAAACTGCTATATTAGCTCAAGAAAAAGAAGGCCGTCTTAATTTGGATGCCTTGGCAAAAATTGCTGAACTAACAGGAGAGTAATATGAAAGACAAGATAAATGTTATTATAGCAAAATGCAAATCTTTAATTGGATGTTCTAGCTGTGCATGTTCAATGGACTGTAAAGTTTGGATTAAAGTATTATGTGCTGCAGCTTTAGGAATTGTAGTAGGAGCTATTGTACTCTAATGAACTTATGGGATGAAATTGTAATATCTTTAAATGAACAGATGGATCATATAAAAACAAATTTAGTAGAGAGTGGTGTGGGAGATTACGCTAGTTATAGGGAAATGATAGGTTTTTATCAGGGGTTAGCATGGGCAAGAAATGATTTAACTCGTATTGTGAAAGTAAGATTTCACGATGAAGAAGGAGAATAACCATGCAACAACCTGCTTTACAAAGAGCAATTAAAAATGATCAATGGATTAGTGGTGACGAAGACAATGTAAGTGATCCGAGTCCTTTACCAACAATCCCCGGTTATAATGTGCTGGTTCGCCCAGTATCTATTAAAGCTAAAACAAAGGGTGGTATTTTATTACCAGACTCAACAGTAGATGATATGTCTTATCTTACAACAGTAGGAAAAGTTTTGGCTGTTGGTAATCTTGCATATCAAGATAAAGATAAATTTCCATCTGGTTCTTGGTGTGAAGTTGGAGACTATGTATGCTATGGAAAGCATGCTGGTGTTAAAATGATTTACAAAGGTGTAAAACTGATTCTTTTATATGATGATCAGATTATGCTAAAAGTGGAAAATCCAAAGGATTTAGACCCTACATTTAATTTATCAAATTAGGGGTTGCGTAAACGCAAAAAATAGTGTATAATATAGTTACTCGTAAAACGTCTGTGTCGAATCAGTCGAAAGGAAAAATATAAATGGAAGAAAATAATGCCGAGTGGGGTGACGTTACAATCCCAGAAAAGGTAGAGTATGAAATTGAAGAAGATACTCCCTCTGTTGAAAAAACAGAACAGCCTGAAGTTAAAGCAGAAGCTCCTAAGAAAGAAGAAATAAAAGAGCTTGATGGTATTGAAACGAATGGCGCACAAAAAAGAATTAGACAATTAGTAAAGCAACGTAAAGAACGAGAAGAACAAATTGAATCTTTACTAAGAGAAAAGCAAGAACTACAAGAAAGACTTTTAAGCCAAGAACAAAGTTTTGTTGACACTCAAAAAACAACAACAAGCATGAGTGAACAACAGTTAAATGATAAAGTTGCTCTTGCAAAAGCTGCATATTTAGATGCTTATAATTCTGGTGATGGAGAAAAGGTACTTCAAACACTAGAAGTTCTTCAAAGAAGTCAGCTTGATTTAGATAATTTAAGTAAGCAAAAAGCTGCTTTAGATAATTATACTAAAGCAAAAGAAGAAGAAGAAGCTAAGAAAGAAGCAGCACAGCCACAGCAACCCGTTCAAAGAACTGCTGATCCAAGAGCAGAAGAATGGGCGGCAGAAAATGAATGGTTTGGTAAGGATAATGTTATGACAGCTTCAGCCCTTGCTATTGATGCAGAGCTAAAGCAAATGGGATACAATCCTGATGAAGAAGATTTTTATACGGAAATTGATCGTAGATTACGAGCAGAGTTTCCACATAAGTTTACTAACCAAGAGGTAAGTGAAGATAATCGTCCGCAGCAGACGACACCTGCTGCTCAAGTGGTCGCTGGAGCTTCCCGGTCGCCAGCAACATCCAGCAAGAAGATTAAACTTTCACAAGAAGATGTTCGACTTGCAAATAAATGGAATATTCCACTTGAAGTATACGCCGCTGAAAAATTAAAAGTTGATAGTTCAGAAGGTGATTATACAGACATTACTTTTGGCCGAGGGAGTTAAATCATGAACACACGAAAAAATGAGGCACGTTCAGCCACTACAAGAGAACTGAATACAAGAGAAGAAACTGAATGGACATATGAAGAGCCAAATGCCCTTGAAATTCCTGATCCAGTAAAAAATAGATTTACAAATGAAGGAATGTCATTACGTTGGATTCGTATAAATCTGAAGGGTATTGATGATTATCAAAATGTTGGTAAAAAAATGGCAGAAGGATGGACATGGGTTACTCCAGAAGAAGTTCCTGAAATGGCATTATCTTCTATCGTGCAGGAGAATGGGCGTTATAGCGGTACAGTCTGTCGTGGGGATTTAGCGTTGGCAAAGATGCCAACAGGTAAGCTAGAAGCTCGTAAAAGGTATTATGAAAATAAGAGCGCACAGTTAATGCATGCGGTGAACTCACAACTGGAAAACTCTTCAGATTCAAGAATGCCTATTAGTAACAATAGTAAGTCTACAGTAACTAGAGGACGAAGACCAAATTTCCAAGATTAGTTAGTGTGGATTAGGGATAATCAGAAAGGAGTGACATTATGTCTACTACTAAAAACCTAAGAGGTTTCCTTCCTGCCCGTAAACGTGGTTCTGGTTCTAACTCTACAGGTTTTGACGAGCTACCTATTGCATCTGGTGATGCAAGAAGTATGTTTACAGGTGATCTTGTTAAGACGAGCCTTGGTAATGTAGAACCAGTTTCAGCCGATGCAGATTACGCCGATGGTGTTTTCATGGGCTGTCACTATGTGGCAAATGGAGTACCTACATACAGCAAGTATTGGCCCGCCAATACCAGTGCTACAGATATTAAAGCATTTGTAAACACTGATCCAAAGTCAACCTATTATATCCAAGCTGATGCATCTTGCTCTTCTGGTGATATTAACACTGTTAACTTTGGCCTAACTCTTGGTACAGGAAGCACCTATACTGGGCAATCCGGTTTTGGTGTAAAGGCAGCTACAAGAGCAAATACTATTCTTCCAGTTAGAGCTATCGGTGTTCTTGACGAACCCGGTAATGATATTACTGTCTCTGCTGAAAGAGCCTTCCCTGTTCTAGAAGTTCGTATTGTAAAACATGTTGATGCTGTTCTATCAGCACCAGCTGGCATTTAATAGGGGGGTTTGATCATGGCTATTAATAGAGCTAGTATTGCAAAAGAACTTCTCCCCGGTCTAAATGCTGTATTTGGACTAGAATATGGAGAAGTTGATAATGAGCATGAGCCTCTATTTGAGGTTGAAAACTCAGACAGAGCTTTTGAAGAAGAAGTTCTGTTCACAGGCTTTGGCACTGCACCTGTTAAAGGTGAAGGCGCTGCAGTTACTTACGATGAAGCAAGTGAAAGTTACGTTGCTCGTTACGTTAACGAAACGATTTCTCTTGCCTTTGCAGTAACTGAAGAGGCAATGGAAGATAATCTGTACGATACTTTTGCCAAGCTACGGGCAAAGGCACTTGCAAGAGCAATGGCCAATACCAAGCAGGTAAAGGCTGCAGACATCTTCAACAATGGTTTCACTGACGTTGCTGCTTATCATGGTGGTGATGGCAAGCCACTCTTTAGTGCTTCTCATCCAACCGTTGATGGCACTCAGTCAAACCTACTTTCAGCTGCTGACCTTTCGTTTGCTTCACTAGAGTCAGCACTTACCACAATTCAAAAGATTACTGATGATCGTGGTATTCTTGTTGGTGGTTCAGCAGTGTCTCTGCATATTGCTCCAGATAACTGGGCAACATCAAACTCACTGCTTAATTCAACTCTCATTCCTGCTTCTGGCACAGTTGCCAGCCTTGGTGGTTCACAGGCTGCAACCAACCCAGCAGGTTGGAATGACGTGAACTCTATTCAAAGCATGTCAATGCTTCCAAAGGGTTCATTCATTAACCGTCGCTTTACAGATACCGATGCTTGGTTCGTTCGCACGAATGTTCCTAACGGTACAAAGTGTTTTGTTCGTGCGCCACTCCAGACAAAGATGGAGCCAGACTTCGATACTGGCAACCTTCGCTTCAAGGCCAGAGAGCGTTATAGCTTTGGTTGGTCTGACTGGAGAAGTTACTTTGGTAACACTGGTAACTAATAGAGATAGGAGAGGGGAGAAATCCTCTCTCCTCCCTCTTTGGGAGATTTAAATGTCAAATATTAGAATAGGACAAGTAACCGGGGGTGCTGGAGGTAATGGTGTATTTGTAGATGCTATTACAAGTGTAACTGTTACAGATACTCGTATTCAAGTTTATACCTTTAGTGTATCAACTGCATCTGAATTAGTTGTTGGTGATCAAGATGGACCTAAGATCAAACATGCTGCACTTGGTACAAATGTAATGGATAATGTCTACATTAATGATGTAGGTGTAAAATGTACTGGTAAAGTTTCACTAGCTGGTTCTAGTGACGGTGGTAAGTTTTATATTTATTATGGATAAATAGATGCCTTCTTATAGTGACCTTGTATCTGATATTAGAAATACATCTGAAAATGATTCTCAGGAATTTTCTGATCAAATTCCTGTTATTATCAATAAGGCAGAGTTTCGTCTTATTAAAGAACTAGATGATGTTGCACTAAATAAAGTTACGTCTG